GAATTGTCCTGATGTAATGTCTGGTTGGAATATTAAGTTCTTTGATATTCCATATCTTATCAATAGATTTACCAGTCTTGTTGGTGAAGCAGAGATGAAGAAGTTATCACCATGGGGTTTGATTGATAGTAGAAAGGCAGTTGTCAATAATCGTGAATTGATTGCATATGATTTTAAGGGTATCGCAACTCTTGATTACCTTGAATTATACAAATGGTATGCTCCAAGTGGTAAATCACAAGAGTCATATACACTGAACAATATTTGTAATTTTGAATTAGGTGAAACGAAGATATCATTTGAAGAATATGATAACCTGCATCAGTTATATCGGTTGAATTTTCAAAAATTTATTGATTATAATATCAAAGACGTAGAATTGGTTCTTAAACTTGAACGTAAATTAAAACTCATTGAATTGGGTCTTACACTTGCCTATGATACCAAGACAAATTATGAAGATATATTTGCACAGACAAGAATGTGGGATGCAATAATCTATAATTACCTTCTTGCAAAGAATATTGTTGTTCCGCCAAAGATTAGGAATGATAAAGATTCTGCATTTGAAGGTGCATATGTAAAAGAAGTACAAGTAGGAAAACATGACTGGGTTGCATCTTTTGACTTGAATTCACTCTACCCACATTTGATGATGCAATATAATATAAGTCCTGAAACTCTTGTTGAAGTTTCTGATTATGATGATACAATGAAAGATATCATCATGAGTGGAGTATCAGTTGATAAGATGTTGAAGCAAGAAATTGATACATCTAAACTGACATGTGTTGCATTGGCACCAAATGGTCAATTCTTTAGAACTGATAAGCAGGGTTTTCTTCCTCAGATGCTAGAAGAGATGTATATTGATCGTAGCAAATTCAAGAAATTGATGCTAAAGGCCAAACAAGAATATGAGAACGAGAAAGATGAATCAAAGAAGGCAGAACTTACGAACCAGATTGCGAGATATGATAATCTACAACTCGCTAAGAAAGTATCTCTTAATTCTGCTTATGGTGCTCTTGGTTCTCAATACTTTAGATTTTTTGATCTGAGAATGGCTCTTGCTGTAACTCTTGCAGGTCAATTATCTATTCGGTGGATTGAGAATAAACTTAATAAATATATGAACAATTTGCTTAAAACGAATGATGATTATGTTATTGCTTCGGATACAGATTCGATTTATCTTAAACTTGGTTCACTTGTTAATAAAGTGTATTCAGACCAGACAGATACTAATGAAATTATCTCCTTCATGGACCGTGTCTGTGAGACTAAGTTGCAACCTTTTATCGATAATAGTTATCAAGAACTTGCTACATATGTCCACGCATTCGCGCAAAAAATGCAAATGAAGCGTGAAGCATTATGTGACAAAGGTATCTGGACTGCAAAGAAACGATATATTCTGAATGTATATAATAATGAAGGTGTTCAGTATAAAGAACCTTATATGAAAGTAATGGGTCTTGAGATGATCAAATCTTCTACACCAGCAGCAATCCGTGAGAAGATGCGAGAATCAATTACCATTATGATGCGTGGTACCGAAGAAGATATTCATACCTTTGTTGAAAACTTCAGAAGTGAATTCAAAAAACTTCCTGTTGAAGATATATCATTTCCTCGAGGACTCAATGGATTAAAAGAATATTCTGATTCTGTTACCATGTATAAGAAAGGAACTCCTATACAAGTAAAGGGTGCTATTCTATACAATCATTACCTAAAGCAATTGAAATTGGAAAATAAATATCCAATGATTCAAGAAGGTGAGAAAGTTAAATTCACTTATATGAAACAACCAAATCCATTTAAAGATTCTGTTATAAGTTATCCTGGTAGACTGCCAAAAGAATTTGGACTGCAAAATTATATTGATTATGATATGCAGTTTCAGAAAGCATTTATTGATCCGATCAAGATTATACTTGATTGTATGGGATGGTCAATTGAAAAACGAAATTCTTTAGAAAGTTTTTTTGGATAATATATTATGAGTAGTTATGTTTATTTTTTGACGGATACAAGAGGTTATATTAAAATTGGAAAAGCAAATGATATTCTATCAAGAATTCCAGAGTTACAAACAGGAAATCCTCATTGTTTAAAACTTGTTCGACATATTGAATGTAGGAATGAATCATCTAGCCAAAGACTAGAACAAATACTTCATGCTAGATTTGAACATTTGCGTATTAAGACACATGATAGTGAATGGTTTTTATATGATGAATCTGTATTTGAAAAGTATTTTTCAGAACTAGATAAAAATTCCAATAGTTTACCTTGTTTTACAAAAAGAAAAAGATCACCATTAGTCATTAATAATTTATATGGTGAACAAACTGAATGTTTTGGTGCTACAAATAGTCCTGCTTGCTATTTTTATATAAATTCATCAGCACATATATTGGATAATTTTGAAAACTCTTTAAAAATGAAAATACCATATAGAACGATGCCCTGGCCAACAAAAGGTAAATCTTTGTTATTACCATATTCTGATGAAAAAGATAGAGTTTTTATTTCTGCAAAAAAACACGAAGAAAATCTCATACAAAATAGATTTAATAAAATGCAAAAAGGATCTAGTTTAGAAAGTTTCTTTGGATGAAAATATTAAAGTTTCAAAAGAGAACATCAGTATCAACTGTAAGGCTCTTAAACAGCTGGATGATTCGGTGGACCAAAGTTTGGTATTCTCAACCTCAGAACAGAGTGCGAATCAAACCGTTGCGATTAGACATAGCCAAACTAAGAAAAGATCCTGTTTATTGGATGAGATTGAAACCGAACAGAAAGCTGTTGGTCATTTTGATGACTAAAGGTCTTCCATTGTCGTGAATACCAGAAAGATTGAAACCAAAGTAGAATTATTACCTCAACAGTCTATAGTATTGTGTTATAATAACATACACCGTGAAAGAAAGAGAAAACTATGAGTGCATTGCTTGAAAAGATTAAAAAGAATTCTTCAATTAAGGATAGTGCAATTTTATCCAAATCTAAATTCTTTACTGAAAAAGATGTAGTTCAAACAGGAGTTCCGATGATTAATGTTGCACTATCTGGTAAACTAGATGGTGGACTTATTCCTGGACTTACAATGTGGGCAGGTCCATCAAAGCATTTTAAGACTGCATTTAGTCTATTGATGGCAAAATCGTATCTTGACAAATATCCAGAAGCAGTTCTGTTGTTCTATGATTCCGAATTTGGAACTCCGGTTAAATACTTTGAGACTTTTGGTATTGATATGGATCGTGTTCTCCATACTCCGCTTACTGATATTGAACAGTTGAAGTTTGATATTATGAGGCAACTTCAAGATATTAATCGTGGTGATAAACTTATGATCATTCTTGATTCTATTGGAAATCTTGCATCAAAGAAAGAAGTTGAAGATGCAATTGAAGGTAAATCAGTAGCCGATATGAGTCGTGCAAAGCAAGTAAAGAGTCTATTTCGTATGGTTACTCCACACCTGAATATCAAAGATATTCCGATGGTTGTTGTGAATCATACTTATATGGAGATTGGAATGTTTCCTAAAGCCATCGTTGGTGGTGGAACTGGTTCATACTATTCTGCTGATAACATTTATATCATTGGAAGGCAACAAGAAAAAGATGGAACTGAAATCGTTGGGTACAACTTCATTATCAATGTGGAAAAGTCACGATATGTTAAAGAGAAAAGCAAGATTCCTATTGCAGTATCTTTCGATGGTGGAATTCAAAAGTATTCAGGCCTTATGGATATTGCACTTGAAGGTGGGTTTGTATGTAAGCCAACTAATGGATGGTATTCGAAGGTTGATAAGAGTACAGGTGAGATTGGTGACAAAAAGAGATTTGCTGACACTCAAACATCGGAATTCTGGGAACCACTTCTGAATAATGTTGAGTTTAAAGCATATGTCCAACATAAGTATGCTATTGCATACGGTTCTATTTTAGAAGAAGAAATCCATGAAGTTTTGGCCTAGTTTAAAGAAAGAAAAGGTATGGCCTCAAGAGGGCGATACCTATGAGTTTTATGATCCTGAAGATATTGAAAATCTTACATGTGTTCGTATTCTCAAGGGTGAATATAAAGGGCTACTTTATCACTATGGTAAAGTAGAAGTTGTTGAAGTTGAAGATCCACCGAAGATAAAATTTGATTATAGTATAGTTGATGAAGCAGGTTTTGATTTAGAAAAGCTACATTCTGATACTAACTTTATCACCCTTCTTGGTGATATTCTGGTGAGTATTTTTGACAAAAACATTATTGATGATAAGAAAGAAATTAATGAATCGTCTAGAATTAACGATATTGAAGAATCTGGTATATAACGAAGACTATGCACGAAAAGTATTACCATTTATTCATGCAGATTACTTTCAAGACAATACAGAGAAGGTAGTATTTAAAGAAGTATTTGAATTCATAAACAAATACAAGAATATACCTACTCATGAAGCACTTGTAATCAATTTCACAGAGAAGAAAGATGTATCTGAAGATGTTGTTCAGGGTGCAATTAATCTTCTGACCAAACTAAAAGATGCAAAAGAAGAACCCACAACTATTCTTTGGTTGATTGACCAGACAGAAAAGTTTTGTCAAGATAAAGCAATCTATAATGCAATCATGGAATCTGTTGGAATTCTTGATGACAAATCAAATAAGAAAATTAAAGGTGAGATTCCTAAGTTATTGAGTGATGCTCTTGGTGTATCATTTGATAACAATATTGGTCATGATTATATCAAAGATTCTGAATCAAGATATGATTCCTATCATAAAGTAGAATCCAGAATCAAATTTGATCTTG